AACCCACGCGCCGCGTCGCATATTTGACACGCGAACAGGCCGAGGCCGTGATCGCAAACCTCCCGGTAAAGTACCGGTGCCCAGTCCGTTTCGCTTTGCTCACCGGGTTGAGAAAAGCCAATGTCTTCGGCCTGCGCTGGGAGAACGTGAACCTGGAGACGGGCATGGTGATCGTGCACGCCGACGAAGCGAAGGCCGGCGAGCGCATCCTGGTCCCGCTGAACAAGCAGGCGCGGGATCTTTTGGCGAGCTATCCAGAGCCGCGAGAAGGGCTTGTATTTCAATGCCCTGTGCGGATCTCCCCCACCACCTGGGCGAACGCCACCAAACGCGCTGGCGTGCCATGGTGCCGCTTCCATGACCTGCGCCACACCTGGGCCAGCTGGCATGCCATGGCCGGCACTCCGATGTCGGTGCTGCAAGAGCTGGGGGGCTGGCACTCAGCCGAGATGGTTAGGAAGTACGCCCACCTGTCGCCCGAGCACCTAGCCGCGGCTGCCGAGAAAGTGACGTTCTAATTTGTCACGTTTTTGGCACAAAACAGATCTGGGGGAGGAGGCAGACTTGCGTAACTCTTTGATTTTTTTGGAGGCGGGGGTCGGAATCGAACCGGCGTTCACGGATTTGCAGGCTGATCAGACAAAAAAGAGCCCTGAAAATCAGGGCTCAAGGACTAACCAATGGCAACTGTGGCACAAGTCCACGGCACAATTTTGGCACAGTCACTTAGTGGCCACGCCCTTCGATTTCTCGTAGGAACGCATTCCGGCCAGGCCAAGCATTCCAAGCAGCACCTGCATGGTCAAATTGGTGTCCAGCTGTGGGAATGGCCCCTTGTAGTCAAAGACCACCTGGGCCACAAACCGCATGATCGGCTCAAACATGGCCGAGTAGAGGAACGCAGTACCGCAGCCCCAGCCAATGTAGGGGCGCCATCCTGACGTAAACAGGCTCGAGCTGGCAGCCTCGATCTTATTGACCTCGATCTGGGCCAGGTCGATCGCCTGGTCAAGTTTGCGATTCTCAAGCTCCAGCTGCATCTTCTCCTTGTCAGTGGTGATCAGGTCGCCTGCGACCTTGCCCACCGACTCGATGATGCTTCCAATACCTAACAGGCTCATATAACGCCCTCCAACGTCCTGTTGATCCAGCCAAGCAGGAACTTGATCTGGGTCTTGTCTTTCCTCACGATGTCCCGATACCTGGCGATCTTTGCCAGCGCGTAGGCCATCACGAACTTGCCTGGATCGGTCGCGTTCAATGACGCCACCGTTTTGTTGCCCATCGCCCCGTCAGGGGTCGAGCCAACCACCAGCTGGGCCAGCTTGATGGCCACCGCGCCCGCGTTGACGTGGAAGTCGAAGATGGTCTGGGCGATCACCTGGCTGCTGATTTCGTCGCCCTTGATAGGCGCCCAGAACTGCTGCCGGTAGAAGTCGCGCACCAGCTGGGCCGGCACAGGCTCCTGGCGATCGATGTGGCCCCATCCTGGCCAGCCTGGGTGCATGTTGCGGGCGACGCCTGCGTAGGTCATGCCCCCGCGGTCGCCCTCGACGTTATGGAGGACGTAGCCGCCCTCGTTCTTGATCATGGCCTCAAAGGCCGGTACGAAGTCAGCCATCTATTCGTCCCCCATGTCGTTGGCAGCCAAGTTGATGCGTGTCTTCAAGGCGCTGATGTCTTCCGGCTTGTTGGCGAATCCGATGCTGACGTAGCCGGCGAACTTGCCTGGATCTGGTGGGATCGAGCCGCGGCACATGAACTTCACGCCCTGCTTCGCGCCCCACTCGCCCACCTTTGAGGACGGGTTGAAGTCCTCGCAGAGCACCTCGTTGTTGAGCATGGCCACCATCGCGGCGTTGCGATCTGGGCTGGCGTTGAACAGGCTGGTGACAGTGCCCTCGATCTTTTTCTCGCGGCTGCCGTCAGCGTTGAGCGCCAAGACAGTCGTGCGAGAGTTGGTCGAGAGGTTGGCTTTGTGCACCAGGATGACCAGGCCATCGACGTCCTTCATCAGGCTGCTGGCCGGCTCGATGAGCTCGTCCTGCTTGACCAGCTGCGGCATGTGATCCTGGTTCTGGATCGCGTGCAGGATGACCTGGCGCGAGTCCCATGCGAAGTAGCCGGCGAATGCCAGGAACGACAGCAGGATCACCGTGAGCAGCTTGAAGGGGCTGTCCACCCACTTGATCAGGTCAGTGATGCGCCCGATCGCGTCAGTCGGTGGCTTGGCAGCCTCCGCTGGTTTGGGAGCCACTGGCGCCGGTTCTTGCACGACTTCAACCTTGGGTTTTGACGTGCGACGTTTGACTGGGGCCACCTTTGCGGGTGGTTTCTTTGTTGTTGCCATGCTGGTGCTTCCTATGCTTCGATGTCGATCCTCTTGCGGCTGTTGTTGGCGATCTCGATGTTCAGCGTGATCTGCCGCATCCGCATTTCGTAAATCTCCCACTCGTATTGGTGGAACTTCTTTACCTGGTTCTCGAGCTGCACATTTAGCGCTCGCTCTGCGTTTAATCTTTCGACGCGTGCGTTGAACGCGTCTTGTTGGGTCGAAGACATTGGCTGCACGATCGGATACCACTTGTCAAAGCTGACTCTCATTTCTTTGGCAGCCTCTCGTACAGCTCGATCACCTTTGCTCGCAGCGGTGCGCTGTCGGCTGCACCGGCCCATTCGCCAAGGTTGTTCCAGATGTTGAGCAGCTCCTCAAACCTGCAGCTAGTGCCTCTGCTGCCGAGCCAATCCATCATTTGCTGGTGGCGCTCAGTGGGGTTGTGAGACGTGTACGCGATCGCATGGAACTCGCTGATCTCGCACTTGCGCTGCTGGCCGTGCGCCAGGTGCACCATCGCGGCCACAATGACGAGCACCAGTGCAAAGAGGCCGGCTGCTTGCGCAAAAGCGATCAGCCAGTCTTTCATGGCGATCACTTAGGGAGTGAGTTATGCCCAGCGAGCCACATGGCCAGGCCGATCACTGCTGCGCCTGTGAGCCAGGCGAGCTTCTTTAAAACAGACTTTCCGACCTCTGTGTAGACCTTGTTTAAGGCGACCTCGGCTGCGCGTTCCGCGATCGCCTCGATCTGATCGTCAGTCAGTGGTACTTCCTTCATCGCCAGCCCCTTCATCGTGCTTCGGGAGCTGCACTTCTGCCTGTGCGCGGATCTTGGCCGCGATGGGCCATGAGTTGGTGCTTGTCGGCAATTGACCGATCGCGTCCAGTACCGCGTTGACTTCGTTCAGCTCAAGTTTGAGAGTGATTTCCATTTGATTCTTTCGGAGGTTGTCGTGGGTTGTTTCTTTTTTATCGCGGAGTGATTATCTCATCAGGTGGCTGCAAATTCGATCCATGAGGTTGTTGTCTCATCCCAGCGATAGGGTTTCCCGTCTGCTGGTAGAGAGACTGGCGGTATGAATGAACAAGTGGCCTCATCGAAGATCCAGGACGAATAACCTTGTTCGGACCACATTGCTTTAACCGCGTCTTGCTTTTCCAGTTTTTCAACGTCTGTCATGGCACGGACGTGATGCACATCTTTGAAGATTTCGCCGTCGCGTTCGTAGGTTGCGCCCTCGTAAATCTCATACACACCAACAACAGGCGCCTCAAGCCGTTCAAAATGAGCAAACTCGGGCGGCAGGTTGTTTGTATCGACATCAGGAAATGCCTGACGAAAGTTGTCGCCAAAGATTGGGTGTTCAAACGGCTGACCGTCAACAATACGAATAAATAGTTCCATTACAAGTCACCTGTGTTTGTTGACGGGAATGAACGCGTTGTGCCTGGCCAAATTATGCGTACAGCGCCATTTGAGACCCTTCCGGTTCCGTCACGGCCTTGCCCAGAAGCGCCACCATAATCGCCACCACGTCGGCCAAAAATATATGTTCCGTCTCCATACCCGTCGCCGCCGTTTGTGCCGGAAGACCCGCCTCCGCCCCCAAGCGCAACGCCACCACCTGCGCCGTTAGAGCCTGTGCCAAAAAGGCCGACCCCGCCGCCACCAGCGCCGCCTTTGGTAACACCACCGATAGCTCCTTGACCGCCGCCGCCGCCACCGCCGCCGCCGGCCCCACTAGCGCCCGCACTACCTTGCGCACCGCCTTGGCCCCCGTTACCCGTATACCCACCAGCGCCACCGCCGCCCGGGTATCCAGTAGAACGACCAGCGCCCCCATTACCGCCTCCATCCCCGGTGTAAGTTCCACCCGCGCCACCACTTGCTTGCGAACCACCAACACCACCTTTAACAGTGGACGTATTAATAAAAAAACTGTCTGTAGTATCGCCAACCGTAACGGTATAGCTGTTACCGGGGGTAACCGAAATGTTATTTCTCCAACCCAAACCTCCGCCACCGGCTGATCCTGAGGACCCCCCCATAGCGCCACCGGAACCCACCGCAACAACAGAAACTGAAGTTACTCCAGCAGGCGCAACCCATGAATAAGTGCCCGGCGTTGTATAGGCTTGTTGACCAGTTGGAGGCCCACCACCAGCCGCCAGCAGCATCATCATGATCCCGCTCATGCTAAGTTCCCCGAGATAACGCAGACAGTGCCGCTGATAAACAAGACCGTGGCCACGCCTCGCGTTTGTAGAGTCACAGTCGCCTGATCAGCATCGGTGCCAGCCTTGTAGGCGGTGGCGATCGTGCAAGTGATCGTGACGCTGCCGGTGGTGTTGTTAAAGATCGAAACAACATCACCCTCAGCAAACACCGAGTTGGGAATCGTGATCGAGCCACCTGAACCGACCTGCACATAGCGACCAACGTCAGCGGTCGTCAGCGTGTAAGAGCTCGTCTTTGTGCCTACTGGCGGGATCGCACGGATGTTGCCGTACTGATCTGTAATCTTGCCCGTCGAGCTGATACGCATGCGCTCAGTCGGTGCAGACGCGCCATCAGCTGTGGTCAAGAACGACAGAGCGCCAGGCATGTCATTCGTGCCAGGCGTGCCGTCTGAGTAGCCGATGATCGCCGCAGCTTGGAGGTAGCTCGTACCGTCAAAGCCGCGCCAGATGATGTTGCCTAAGTCGTCACCGCTTTGGACAACCGCACCAGCGCGATCCTTGTCGAACACCTGGTAAGAGGCATTTGGGTCGTTCGTCTTGTTGCGGTTGACGACCTGTGGGTAGTAACCGTCGTTGGAGACCAGGGCGATACCGGCAGACGTCACGTTGTCAGGCGTAGTCGTTCCGATACCCACCGCACCAGTAGACGACACAACAAACGGCGTTGCATCAGCAGCCACGTCCTCGATGTACAAAGCGTTGCCGCTGCCGGCCTGAGTGATGCTCAGAGCTGCGCTCGAGGTGTTGGCGCTGATGATCTGGTTGGCTGTGAATGTGTTAGTTGCAGCCAGCTGTGCGTAGCCTGACGCTGGCAAGTAAGCCGTGATCCAGGCTGCACCGTCGTAGACCTTCATCACGTTGCTGGTGGTGTTCCAGTACAGGGCGCCAGTCAGCAGAGGGCCGCCGTCGTTGTCCAACGTTGGGTCTGAGGCTTTCGCGCCCAGGTAGCGGTCATCGAACGAGTCATAAGACGCGGCAGCTGCTGACGCGGAGGCCGATGCAGATGAAGCGCTGCTAGACGCATTGGATGCAGACGTCGAGGCTGCAGACGCAGAAGCCGCAGCTGCTGCAGCAGACGTGGCTGCGGAAGTGGTCGATCCGAAAATCGTGTCGATGTAGTTCTTGGTCGCAGCGTCTTGAGCAAGCGTTGGATCACCGAGGCCGGTGATCTTGTTCGTGCCCATCGCGATCGCGCCGGACATCGTGCCGCCAGTCGTTGAGAGCTTGGCCGTGAGCAGTGTGTTGGTTTGCGTCTGTGTGTACGCGTCGCCAATGCCAAAGCCAGCCAGGGTGGTTGGGTTTGTGCCACCAGTCACGCGGCCCCACTGGTCAACCGTCACCGACTTGTAGGTGTCAGCGATCACGCCAGTCGTGGCCAGGTCGATCTCGTCAGCACCGACAACGATGCGGGCGCTCGAGGCGGTGTTCACGTTCAGCGTGTTGCCGGTCTTGCTCATGCCGGTGCCGGCATTGATCTGGCCAGCACCAGAGAACTGCGCCCAGGTCACTGGAGTCGTGCCAAGCGTGCCGCCTGGAGCGATCGTGCAGATGTAGCCGTTGCTGCCGTTGTCTGTGCCGTTCTCAATGAACGTATAAGCCGCGACCAGCTCGTCCCACGTGTTGGCGTCAGCTGCACGCGACCAGGTGCTTACAGCTGCGACATAGATGCCGTTCTCGGCTGCGCTTGACTGGTTCTTCACCAGCACGCGATCGCCTGCGATCACGGCCACGCCGTCGATCGTCTGGTTGCCGCTGAGGGTGATGCTTGCAGTCGTCGCTGCGCGGCAGGATGCCTTTGCATCGATGCCCTGCGCGATGCTGTCAACGTAGGCCTTCGTGGCCGCGTCTGCGTCTGCGCTTGGCGTGCCAAGTCCAGTGATCTTGTTGGTTGCCATGGCGATGGCGCCAGTCATCGTGCCGCCTGTCAACGCCAGGTGAAGCGCGTCCTGGGCGTCAACGTAGGCCTTGTTGGCCGCGTCGCCAGGGTTTGTGGGGTTGGGCAGGTTGGTGATCGTGCCGGAGCTGCCGGCGTCCATATCCAGGTTGCCGTTGATGGTGACGTTGTTGAACGTCGATGTGCCACTGCCTGCTGTGACGTTGCCAAGAACGCCACCCGTTGCTGTGATCGCACCAGTCACGGCCAAAGTAGAGGTCAAGGTGGTTGCACCGACGACGCTCAACGTGCCGCCGACAGATGCGTTGCCCACCGCCGTCAGCGCCTTGCCTGCGGGAATGGTCAGGCCGACAGTCGAGAACTGAGCGGTGTTCACGCCCAGGATCGACATCCAGACAGAGCCAGATCCAGATCGATAGAGGCCGGTGTTGGTCTCGTTCAGGTAGGACAGGCCAGGGCCGCTGACGTTACCGTCAGCGATGCGGAAAGGCGCCAGCATGCCGCCAGCGCCTGTGCGAGAGAGGGAGTTCGTCAGCGCGTCGGCAACGTCCTCGAGTGTCGTATTGGCCCAATCGGCCTCGATCACGTCACCAGGCGTGACGGGGTTGCCGCCTGGTAGCGTGTAAATACCGGATGCGTTGCGTGGCATGTCTTACTCCTTAATTTGACGTTGCTGCAGCGGGGACACCGCGCAGCATGGAAAGCAGGTATTGCTCTTGTGCACTCAATGGAGCGCCTGCCCTCAATTTTCGCTCAAGCACCTGCACCATTTGTTGCGGATTTTGAAGCGCCTCGGCAAGTGCTTTGTCTTTGTTGGTGTTGGCGTAGTCGCGCAGGCCTTGCAAGATGCCTTTGCCGACAGTCGCTGCTGGGCCGCCTGCCATGTTTGTGACTGCGTCAGCAGCTGCGCCAGCAGACCTGGCCGCAAAGATGTCGCTGGCCGTGTTGCTGCCACCGCCTGCGGTTGCAGAGCGCTTGACGCCCTGGACGATGTTCTGGGCACGCAGAGCCTCCAGGATCGCCTCCAGGCGCGTATTGGCCTCGTTGGACAGCAGCAGGCTCTTATCAGGCCCGCGAGCTGCGTTCATGGCGCGGCCAAGGCCTGCCTCGGTGATCTTTGGAACATCGCCGGCTGCATCAGCAGAGACGCCCAGCACGCGGCCAGTGTTCTGGTCATAAAAGCTCTGGCGAACGCGGCCAGCGGCCTTGGCTGCGTCCACTGGGGCGCTGTCCCTGGCGTAACCAGTCACCACGTCCTGCCAGCGGTTGTTTGTGACGTTGTTGAGGATATTGTCGATGTCCCGCATCAAACCCAAACGCGCAGCGGAATCACGCGGAGCTGCTGCGTAGACGTTGGGGTTGGTGGGGTTGAACTTGGCGCTTAAGTTTTGGCGAATCGTTGCCAGGTTCTGAGGCGCGAACTGATCTCCCAGGCGATCCATTTCGCCCTGGACTGCTTTAAGCATGTTCAGCACAGCTGGATTTGACGCCTCGGGTGACCGCATGGCCGACTCAAGGGTGTTGGCCAGGTTGCCAACATCATTACCCCAGGCAGCGTCGTTGACGCCTGAGAACGCCTGACCTTTGCGCAGATCAATGTTTCTCTGACGCAGAGCGCGGCGGGCCGCCAATTCATCAGCCGATGAAGTAGCGCTGCGCATAGCGTCAGCGACAGCGCGGGCCTGGTTCTGGTCAAAGTCGTACCAGTTGGCGCCGTTGCGGGCGCGGCTGCCGGCCTCCAGGCGTGCAATTTCAGCGTCGCGAATCTGCGCAGCTGTAGACAGAGGGATGTTGCCCTGCTGGGCTTGCTTCAGGCGATCGATCGTCTGACGCAACACGGCAGCCTCATCGGCGCCGCCCGGTGTAATGGCCTTGGCGATTTCATTGCTTGCACGGTTCTGGCCACCGCCTCGGGTGACCATGTTGTAGCCGCCTTTGACAGCTGAGGTGGCAATTGGCAACACACCGCTGGCTGCACCACCTGTCACCATGTTCATGGCGCGGCTCTCGCCCTCCACTGTCGGATCAAGAGCGCTCAGGCCGGCGCCCACAGCGACGTTTGAGCCAAAACCACGCAGGCCCGCCAGGCGAGCCGCAGGCAGCAGCATCGTCGGAGCTGTCTTGCCGTAGAACTGAGCTGTTGAGCCGATGGTGGGCGTGTCCATGCCAAGCACCTGATCGGGCATGATGCCCAGGTCAGTCTTCTTGGACAGGTACTTGTCCACCTCGCGCTTGTCCGCGGCCTCAAGATTGAGCTGCTTTGCTCTGTCTGAGTCGCGGTTGAAGATTTGCTTTACCGCCAGAGGGATGTCGGCAAAGCCGGCGCCCAAGCTGCGGAATACGCGCTCTGGGCCGCTCATCTCGTTGATGGCTTGCTTCTCAAGCTCGACGCCGTAGTTAACCTGGCCGTTGCGCATAGACGCGCCAGAGGCCGCAGCTTGTGCGGCCATGTCTGTGCCTTGCTTCTTGCCCAGCCGGCGCATCAGCTCCGATTGAGTGATGCCATCGGGGACGCCTGTGATGATCGTGCCGTCAGGGAGTTGTACATCCATAATTCACCTCACTTCGGCAGACTGTCAAAAGACACGACGTTGCCGCCGGCAGATCCAGCACCGCGGAATCGTGGATCGCTGATCACGTTCTCAGGGTTGAGCCTGCGTCGCTGGGCGATCGCTGTGTAATCGTTGGCGTACTTTTGCACTTTGGCAGCCGCCGCGTCGCTGTAGAGTTTGGCCAGGCCATTGATCTGGTTGATCGTGTTCAAGTCCAAAGGTTGACCCTTGAGAATGCGATCTGAGAGGTTTCGCGCTTGGCCTTCAAGGCCTTGCGCTTTCACCACGCGATCAAATTCGCCCTCACGCACCACAGAGCCGGGGTCAAGGAACTTGTTCAGCAAGATCACCAGCGACTGCTGTGTGATTGCGTCGGGCTTTTGACCTGGTGGCGTTGCGTTGACGATCTGAGTGATCTTGCTTGTCGCGTTCATCTCCTCGCGCAAGTCCTTCGTCATCTTGTCGAAGTCACCGCGCAGGGTGTCTTCAGCTCGCCACATGCGACTGTCCTGGGCGCCGCTGTTATCGCGGGCGGCCAAACTGTCTCGGCGGTACGCTTCAAGCGATGCCTGAGTTGCCTGACGGTCTTCGCGGCGCGCGCTTTCGATCTTTTCATCACTGAGCATCTTCTCGATGCCGCCGGCCTGGCGCTCAAGCGCCGTGCGACGCGAATCGCGGGCAGCAAACGGGTCTTTGATGAACTGGCCATCGGGCGTCAAGATGCCGCCGCCGACCTTCATCGGGTCAGACGCGGAGGCTGCACGCTTGAGGTATTGCGACTGCACAGGGTCAAACGACTCGCCGGCATACTGAGCAGCCAACGCGTTCAGCATGGCGCCCTGGCCAGCGTCGCTTTGCTGCTTGGCAAATGCCTGCAACCCAGACGTGTCCACGTCTTGCGTGTCCAGTCTGTCAATCTCGCCGTAGAGCTTTGCCAAGCGATCGCGTGTGTTGGGCAGCATCGTGCCCTGACCTGGCTGCACGCCAGTGGACAAGACGCCGCCGGGCGACTGAATCTTCGCCCGCGCTTTTTTTAGGAGGCCGTAGCTCGGTTGCTCCTCCTCGTTGTTGAACAGGGTGTAATCAGACATGATTAGTACCCAGCGCCGTAGTCGGCTGTGTCCATAGTGCCGTCACCAGTCAAGCCCAAACGCTTGCGGCGCAGGCTTTCCTTCATGGCGTTTAAATGGCCGCCTTGGGTGGCGTTGAACATCTTCATGCGTTGATCAACATCGCCCTGGGCCTTGCTGGCCATGTAGCCTTGACCAAGCTGTGCAAGGGCCTGCCCGATGCCTGGCGCAACGTAGTGCTTGCCGACCATTTGGCCTTCCATTGGACTCAGTGAGTTCTTGCGGAGGGCGTCAACCATCGCTTGCTTTTTCTTCAGCTCGGCTTCTTCTGGGCGCATTTGGCCCATCTGAACCAGGTACTCAAACATCAAATCGTCATTCATCACAAACCTCCGTAATTCACCATCAGGTAGCCACTGGCGTGACGCTTGACGAGGTCAGGTCGCACCGCTTCAACTTCTTGGGCAATCACACCGCGTTGCGGCATTCCCATCATTGTGTAGTCATAAATTCCCACGCCAATTGCGTGAGTGCCGACGCGCTTGATGTTTGACTTCAAGCGGCGATCGGAGAACATGAACGCGGCAGATCCCAGCTGTGCGCCGGCGCCAAGCAAGTTGCCGAGGCCAGCCTGCTGTGCGTTGTATGCGCCCAGCTGTGCGTCGTAGCCCATCTGAGTCGCGCCCAAGATGTTGGGCGTCTCTGACTTGCTGGCGGGCACGAACGATGGCATCTGAGGCATGCTCACCTGCTGGCCAGACAGCAACGCGTTCATCTCGTTCAGAGACATGCCGCGGCGCTGTGCTTGCTCGGCAATCGCCTGCTGGCGCAGTTGGTTCTGCGCGTTGGCGTACTGCTGGTTGAGGCCGTACTGCTGAGAGATCGCGCTGTTCTGCGCATTCATGTTTGCCAGATCCAACGCGGAGCCTTGGCCCAGCGCCTGGTTCTGGAACTGAGCCGCGCCCAGGTTCTGGTTGAAGTTCTGCTGCTGCGCTGCGTTGCCAAACTGGCCGCCTTGCAGGTCTTGATTGAAGGCCTGCTGCGCTGTGCCCATCTGCATGTTGTACAGGCGCTGGGCTTCGCTGCCAGCTGTGTCCAAGGCGTTGTAACGCTCGGCAGCCTGACGCTGGGCCATGTTGTTCAGCTCGCGGTCATAGCCTTCAGTGCCTGGGCGGAAGCCCATGTTGGAGAGCTTGGTCTCGAGCTGGCGCTGTTGGTAGTCATGCACCGGCTGCATCTTCTGCATGAGCTGGTTGGCCACCGTGTCGCGGTAGCTCGAGTCGAACTGAGGCAACGCAGGGTTGTCTGCTGTGTTCAAAGATGTCTGAGGAGCGCCAAAGTTGAAGCCAGTGGACAAGCCTGCTGAGTAGTCCTTCACGCCGGTGTACAAATTGCCAGGCGCGTTTGCGGACGTCAGCTGTGGCAGGTTCTGGTAATCAAATGGCTGCGAATACTCGTTTGCCACGCGACCCATGAAGCTGTTCGCAAGATCACTGCGACCACCCTGGATCGCGATCTGATCATTCAGCGCGTCCTGCAAGCCAGGTGCAAGCGTGTTGTTCTGCGTCCATTGCGTGACCGCCTGGCCAGTGGCTGGATCAGTGACCGCCTGCGTGCCCCAGGACTGCGAACCAAACGGCGTGTTGATGACAGGCCGGTTGGCGTAGTTCTGAATGTTGGTCAGCTCTTTTGAAGCTGCCGCCTGAGTATTGGCCGCACCGAGATAATCAGGTGCTGCTGGTGCTGACGATTTCCCGCCCATGTTCCTTCTCCTTGATCCAGCGGCAGTCTTCTGCCTTCATTTCAAACATCACACAATCCACGGTCTCAGCGATCTGCTTAAACCCTAGTTTGCGATTCATCCTTACAGCATCTTCCAAGTGCTTTGGTGTGAGGCCGTAGACCGCTTCCTTGCCGCATGTAATCAGCGGATATTCGAAAGCCGCACGCCAAAGCTCACGGGTCAAACTGTGCGGGGTGTCGAACGCGACGTGCATCCAGCACCCCTTTTCTGTCCACGCGTTGTATGCGACAGCAGCCCCAATTGTGCCGTCATCGCGCATCGCCGCTATCGCACGCAGGTCACTACTCCAAGGCAGGTTTGTCTTCCTGTGCATCCATTCCCAGATGACAGGACGCTCGCCTGGTTTGTCAGTAGTGAGCCGCATCCTTTAAAACTCCAGACTTCCCCAGGTTTCATCAAAGATGGCTTTGCCACCACCCGTTGTTCCGCTAGGGTTTTGAGTAGCCAGCCAGGCGTCATACGCTTGAAGCTCGTCAGGAGACAGCAGCTCTGGATAGTCGAAAGTCATTGAAGTGCTGCCGGTGTCATCTAGCGTCAGACCATTACCTACCTCAAGCGTGACGTTTGGAACCTTCGGCTTGGTCAGATCAATTTGATCTGTCGGCAATCCGGCGCCAGGCGTGCTTGTGGACGCAGTGGTGTCTAGTCCTGCAACAGAGTTGTCGATTGACGCGCCCCCACCATCCACAGCAGAGGTGATCGCGTCGCGCAACGTGTCGCCACCGCCAGTCTGGGCAGAGGTAGTAGAAGTCGTTGTGCTTGCGGCTGGAGTAGTGGCCGCCGTTGTCTGGTTCTGCGCTGCCGCATTCAAAGCAGCTGCCGCTGCGGCTTGCTTGGCCGCTGCCTCGGCATCTGCCAGAGCTTGGGCATCAGCCAATGCCTTGGCGTCAGCTGCGGCTTTGGTAGCTGCGGCATCAGCAGCAGCCTTTGCCTCTGCGTCAGCGGCTGCCTTTACAGCTGCCGCATCGACCGCAGCTGTGACGTCATCGCGAAGCGTTGTGCTGTCAGACGCTTTGGTCGCGTCAGAAGTGCCGTTCACGGTTCCTGTCGAAACCGTGCTCGTTGTGTTTGTCGCGTTGGCGTCTGTCGCGCCGGTTGTTGTGCTGCCGGCTGTGGTCGAGTCGATCACGCTTTCAATGACGTCTCGCAAAGTCGAGTCGCCATCTGTGACTGTGTCGGTGACAGTGGTGTCGTCGCTTGTGCCGCCGTCAGTGATAACGGTTCCACCACCGTCAGTGACAGCCGTGCCATCACCGTCAGTGACCACAGTACCACCGCCGTCAGTGATTAAAGTTCCGTCACCGCCGCCCTTGTCGCCGTCGCCGCCGTCATCGTCACCGACCGTGTCACCGATCACTTTGTCTTTAATGATGTCGTCAATGACAACGTCATCCACTACGTCTTCGTCATCGACAACTTCATCGTCGATCACTTCATCGTCAATGACTTCATCGTCAATGACTTCGTCATCAACGACCTCGTCGTCAACAACTTCATCATCGACCACCTCGTCATCGACTACTTCCTCGTCAATGATGTCGGGATAGATTAAGTCGGGGATGATGCTTGGCTCAACGTAAGGCAGCTCTGTCTCGCCACCTGGTAAAACAACGTCAGGCGCAACGTATTTACCCATGGCCAACTTGGCAGGGCTGAATGCGCCACGCGTGTTGCCCAGCTTCACATTGAGCGCTGGGCCGTTGGCCTTGTTTGCAAAGCGCGTGACTCCAGGATTTGCAGGGCCAGAGATGCGACGCAAGGCCGAGATCAAGTCAGAACGGCGCACGTCAGGCGTCGCAAACTGAGCCTCACCGCCTTGCATCATCATTGGGACAGCAAGCTCAGGAGACGCAGCAATAAGCTGCAAAGTCTCGTCAGGTAGTTCGTATCTTGTAACCATCACATCACTCCACCTAATTCAGTCATCACGTTGCAGGACGTGAAAACTGTTTGTGGCAGGCCGCGCACCTTCATGCGCAGCGAGCCGTAATACCCAAGGCCCGCAGTGCCTGCCCACGCCTGGTAGGTGTTCGTTCCCACCCAGGTCGATGTGTTCCAGATACCTTCATCCCACGCGGCGCCATCGCCCTTCGTGAAATATGGAGAGCCGCCAACGGCACTGAGCTGGAACTGCGTGTTCATCTGCAGCTTGATCGCAGGGGCAGCTGTCGCGATAAATGTCGGGCGCACCATGCCGAACTTCTTAAGCTGCGCGGGCGTGTTGAACGCCTGGAACGACGTTTGCACGTCTCCCTCGACGTAGTTGCCGCCGTCGTTGTTGGCGTCCGCGCCATCCTTGTCGCCCGTCAGGCCTTCGCAGACGTAGCCGTCAATCGTGCCGAACAAGAGGCGGCCACCGATGATTCCTGCGCAGCGCATCGGAATGCCCACGAACTGGCACCAGGCGCCTGTGATCACGTTCATCGCGAACTGGCGATATGTGCCGCCGTCAGCCGGCAGCTTGATCACCATGACGTCAGAAGACGGCACGACGAAGACGTCGAAATACTTTTCGTTGATTAGCTTGCGCACCAGGGGCGCAAACACCGACTGAATCTTTGACGCGGGGCCGATCTGCTGGTCTTCGCTGTACTGGCCATTGACCAGCTTGGACATGGGCACCAGGCCCAGTTCGGAGACGATCATCACGTCACCACCAAAGGGCGTGAAGAACGTGCCGTGCTTTGGCACAGGGCCGACGTACCAGACGCCCTTCAGGCTGAATGTGTCTGCGCTAGTGGGGTCTGTGCCCTGCCACACGCCGATGTCGCCTTCAGTGCCGACGACGATCAAGAAGTCATCGATCGAGAAGCCGGCGTCCATCGTCCAGTTGATCAGCGCGGAGACATAGCCGCCGTTGCGCAGGGATGAACCCATCGCAAACGACGTGCAGGCGCCTGTGACGACGTCCACAGCGTCTAGGTAGTAGACGTTGGAGTCACCCTCTGCGGTGAACCACACGCGCTGCTTCCACACGGCCACGGTGCGCACGTTGGTGGGCAGGCCAGTAGTTGTCGCTGTGCGATCAACCCAGCCAGTGCCGGTGCTGTAAGTCCAGTAGCCAGCGCCTGGCGATACGGCCAGCAGGAACGTGTCACCGGGCGTGGAGAACTGAGTAGTCCACCACTCGTCTGCATCGCTGCCAGTGCCCGTCACGACCTCCACAGGAGCGCCAGGATCGGTCACGTCATAGATGTTGCCGTTGGCTGCAATGAAGCGCTTGTCGTCAGCATTGACGGGCGCCTTGTAGCCAAAGACAGATTCGATTGGCGCTTCAAGGGCTGTGGTGTATGAGAACCAGCCTTTGCGCAGCTCCACGCCTTGCTGGCGCGGGATGAAGTTGGTCAGCGTTAGCGCGTCCAGAGGGGACATGGCCGCGATCGGGTCGCGGAAGTTCAGGCCACCGGTGGGTGCAGGGATAACCTGCATCTGCGCTGTTTGTGCGGCGGCAGCCCTTCTAGGCGCCTTGAAGGGGGCAAGAGGGATCAAGGGCATGATCAGACTCCATATCCAGTGTCTGGAGTGTTGGTCAGCGGCTGGATGTAAGGGAAGCGGAAGTCACGCGCCATCGACAAGACCGGCGCACCCTTTGCAGCACCCTTGCGGTTCTCATACGCGATCTGGAAGTCGCGCATTGCTGCGGCACTGTCCAGACCCTTCATCTCGAGCCACTTCACGCGTGTGTACAGCGTGATCAGCGTCGCATCGAGCAGAGCCTTGTCACCGTTCTTGGTGATGCGGTTCTTGTACAGAGTTGGATCGTCTTGATCCTGCACCCATGCCTGGGACATGTAAAACACGTTCATGATCTGAGGCGAATTGGGGGGAGCCAAGACGTAGATCATGTTGTCGCGCACCTGCCAATAGAACGACAGCGTCGGCAGCGTCGTGCGGATCAGCAGCTGCTGCCACATCTGTGGCGATACAGGGCCAAGGGATGGGAACTGCGTCGTCGCGTTCCAATTGGTTTGGTCGATCCAATCAAAGAAGTCCTCGGGCAGAGGGAATGCTTTTTCCTTCTGGTTGTTGGTGTCTGCAGTGATTGGGATCTGGTAGTTCTTGATGAGTTCTTGCCAGTCGTACATCGTCAGCAGCTCGATGCCGGCCATGTTGGCCGCCTGGATGAACTGCTGCACCGTAGGATCTGGGTCACCCGCAGGATCTTGGGGGACGGGGAAGGCCACCATCGAGGCCACGTTTTGCACGATGGCCGAGAGGGTCGATTCATTGACAATTTGATAGGCCATCCCCTACTCCTCTTACTCAGCGTCGGCTGTTGCTGGCGCTGCTACGTTGCGCTTGTTGGCCTTGGAGCTGGCCTGCAAGGCCTCCACCATGGTCTTCAAGTTTTCAATCTGCTCATCGCGCTTTTGCAGCTCTGCGTTCATCTTCTCGATCGGGGCGTTGTTGGCCGCGACCTCCATGAATGCCTTGGCGCGTTGCTTGTCTTGCTGGAATGACATGAACTTGCCGCCCAGGTTGTCGTTCGCTTCCGCAAGCTGCTCAACCGTGATGATCTTGAAGAACTTGTATTCCTCGACCTTTGACGCGTTCATGCCAGGCAAGGCGCTCAATGGAGTGCCGGTCACAGCTTCTTCCTGGCCAGCCTTCCATTTGTTGTATCGATCCTGGAAGCGGAAAACGTCCTGCTGACTCAGAGGACGTTCAATCACTGAGGACTTGTCGCCCGGCACATGAATGCGGACGTAGTCGATTTCTTCGTACACAGCGCGGCCAGCTTCACGGCTCTTGCCGGGTTGCAGGACGGGCTTTCGGAAAAACTCGACGTAGAGCTTGTTATCGGCGGCAAAACGAGTTTCATCCGGTTTGGAGAATTCGTTTGGCTCGTCGAAGATGGTTGGTGTCGTGGGTTGCATCTCTGACCTTTTTTTATTGATTAAGCGTTGGTATCGATCACCAGATCAGTACCAGGGGAGCCACCGATGCGCGAACCACCGATGGATGCACCGTCAACGCCTGTCAGGCCAATGCCTTCACAGACGGCGCCAGTGGATTGGGATGCAGCCGTGTCTACGACTGCGGGAGCGTTTGCGGAAACTGCGCCGCTAAATGTTGCTGCCATGATTTATTCCTTCCGTTAAAAAACCCGAGGGGTTGTGGGTCTCCCCAGTCCCTCGGGAAAGGGAGACCCACGACGGCCCACCAAAATTAGTTTTGGATACGACCCTGGAACTGAGCACCAGAGGTGGTCAGGTTGCCGGCCCAAGCCAAGATCTGAACTTCAGCGTCCTGGTTGATGGCGTAGCGACGGTTAGGTGACAAAGGCACCATGTTGCGATCCTTGTGAGGGCGCCACTTGATGTATTTGCTGTTGAGCATGAAGCCGGTGTTGGCAGGGCAATAGCCGCCGATACCGCCGTCGAGAACAACGTCAGCATCCATGAACTTCAATGTGGGGAAGCCCAAATTGCCAGTCTCAGGAGATGTGAAACGCTGCTGGGCCTGCAAGCTGCCCATGTAGTAAGTCCAGTAGTTGTTGTCCAAGACGATCAAGTCAGGACGATCAGTACCGCGAACCAGCGAAGACCACAAAGCGTTCAAACCGGCTTGGATGGTGTCCTTGCCTGGTGTGACTGTTTGAGCGCTGAAGTCATACAACTTGGAACGCCAGAAAGTCCATGTGGCGCGGTTGATGCCGCCGTAGGTGCCGGTTGTGGGGTCAGAAGGCACAGCAGCGTTCAAGCCAGTGACTTCTTTACCGCCAGAGCCAGTGCCGTCAGAGTAGATGGACTGGGCCAACTGGTTGACCATGGTGGACTCGGCCACGTTCAAGCGAGCCTCGAGCAAGTCGATGAACTGCTCTTTGCCGCTGTTTTGCAACATTTCCAAGCCGCTCATAACGACTGGAACTGCGTACTGCTTGATCTGGAATTCAGCAGCGCTGATGACGTCTTGAGCAGCCACAGGCAGCAAGTCATAACCAGAGTAGAAACCGCCGTTCGCGTTTTCAGCGAATGAGAGTTCTTCAAAGATTGTGTTACCGCCAGAGATGGTCTTGACGTTGCCGCGTGTGTTCAAGCGAGACAACAGGGCGTTGTTTTTGGTTACGTTGTCGGCAATCTGACGAGTGCGCGACTGAATCGTCGTTGCGACGATGTCACTTACATTTGGAAAAGACATGATGACTCCTTCATCTGAGTTAAAACGAGCTTGCGCTCACCTTTTTCAGATGCGCCTACGCGAACCTTTCACAGTCCGACTTCGTCGTAGGTGGGACGCGAGGCGTCTCCTAGGAGCATGCGGTGGCTGGGGTGCTTGGGCACACCAGTCGAGATTGCTCTCGACATGGTGTGATTATGGCATCAGCGTGAGGACATCTGAATGGCCGCCTCGATCGCAGTGCGCACATCTGTGGCCTCCTGCTTCAAGGCGCCCATCGGCGCGGAGCCTGAAACCTGCACGGCAGCTGAACGCGCCTTCTGCGCAGCCTGGGTGGTCTGCTGTGCACCGCGAGCCTTGGCGCGTTGGGAGATCACAGCTCGCACGCTGTCGTTCATCAGGCAGGCCTTTTTGTAAGCGTCCTGCAAGGTGATGGATTGGCCGCGGCGGCTGTATGACTCAATGATGTCGGCCATGTCCTCGCGCACGTCCTCGCCAAACTCTGCGCGTTGCAGGAACGTGGAGACCTCTGATTGCGCGGCCTGGGTGGCCTGCTGCTGCTGTTGGAGCTGGGCCTGCTGGAACTGCGTCAGCATGTTTTGCATGGGCGCCAGGCGCTGATTGAGCACCTGCTCGATGGCCAGCTGCTGAGGGTCTTGCTTGGGCGTCTGGCCAGCCAGGGCGCTGTCCAGCATCTCGATGAAGCCATTGCCAAAGCGGCCAGTGCCGAACTGGTTGACGATGCCGGCCACCAGCTGCGCAAGCTCGGGCGCCGTGCCAGTGCGCAGACGCGCCGCCGTGCCCATCAGGTTGTCGATCGCCTGCAAGGGGTTGCTGTTCTCGGCCTTGATGAACGCCTGGTAAGGCTCGATCGTCTTCATCACTGCCTCGGCTGTCTTGCGTGCCTCGGCGGTTTCCTGGAGGGTGCGGGCCACTTCGGTCTCGCGACGCTGAATCTCGGCGCGGACGGGATCGGGCAGCGTGCCCCAGTGCTCGCGAATCTCAGGACGCCAGGACGCTGGCGCCTTTTCACCCTGCTGACGCGGGGCTGACTTGGGGCCAGCTTGCACGCCTTCAGGCTTCTTGAATTTTCCTTGCTCGTCACGCTCGAGTTGGTGAACATCCTTGTTATCAGCTGGCTTGTCCTCTGCCAAAGCATTCAAATCCTGCGTTGCGGCAGGATCGGCAGCGGGGTCAGAGGATGGCTCTGCGGATGGTTCAAACGAGGCGTCTGGCTCCGATGCCGAAACCGGCTCGGGTGCCGGTGCTGTCGCCAGCGGCTCGTCTGCTTTTTCAAATGCCGCCTCGAGGGCGTCGCGCATGGTTGTCGTGGGTTCTGTCATAGGGTGTTACCTGTTTTGAAGTTTGTGAATTGCGCGCTCTATGTCGGCACGCTTAAAAGAACCGCCCTCGGTCATGTACCGCTCGCGGCTCACCTTGGCTTGCGCCCAGGTGTCTTTGAAATCGTCCATCGTGGTCACACCGTTCGCTTTCATGTATTCGCGATGCTTGGTGCGCGTGGAGATGTCAGTGCCGTCTGGCGCCTTCATCCCCTCGTAGGAACGATCTCCCCAGAGCGCACCAGAATCGGTACGCATCTCGGGTTGATAGTCGGCGGTGACCTCGATCAGCTCGCCTGTTTTTCGATCTTGAATCCAGCGTCTTCTAGTCATGTTGTGATAAACTCATCAGTGATTAAAGGAGGTGATTCTATGGACAAGCAACAAGCCTACGAGTCGATCGTTGAGGCGATCCACCTGGCCGTAGACGCGGAGCAGCCCGAGGGCGGCCCCCATCCGTACAAGCCAGAGACAGAGCAATGCCTTCATGTCGTGTACACCTTGCTGCAAGAGGCGCTGGGCATCAGCGACCCTCACGCAGCTTCTTGATGATCGGCTGCAGCTCATCGATCAGCTGAGGCGTGACCAGCTGCGCTGGTGCTGAACGCTCAAACGCCATCCTGTCGCCGCTCACCGGCATACCTCGAGCGCGGCGTTCTGCAAAGAAGTCTTTCCACAGCTCGGTGTGCGGGATGTTCACATCCAGGCCACCGACCACCTGGCCAGCCAGCTGCGTGTCGTAAGTGCTGTGCGGATCTCTCGCGTTCTTGATGATCGGCTGCGATGTGTCGATGCGGCCCACTGAGTAGCCGCCGTGATAGTTGGGCACAGTGCCCAGTGACGGCTCCATGATCGCCTTGCGAATGGACGCCAGCTCAGGGAAGCCAGCCTTCTGAAAATCATCGAGCTGCATGCGGTTTAAGAACGCATGACGCAGGGCGCCGTTGTTGCGCAGCTGCGCGACCACCTCGGGTGACTGCAAGCCTGCAAACTCAGGGCGCAAAGTGCGCACAGCGTCGTCAAACTCGCGCTGTGACTTCTTGGTGATCTTGCCGCTGCGGATCATCTCAAGCGCGGCATCAGTGGGCATTGTGCTGAAGTTCAGCGAGTCGTGGCCCATTGGCACATACATGAGGTTCACGTTGGCGCCAGGCGTCGCCTGCTGGGCGCCCACTGCGCGGTTGCGCAGCTTGCTCACAATGCTCTGGCCACTGGCCCACACAGAGCCGCCAGGCTGGTTGCCGTGCGTGAGCATGAAGTCAGGCCCGCCCTCGAGCTTCACTGGGTTCTGGAACTTGACGCCATCCACCTCAGTGAGCAGCTTGCCGGCAGCCGTGCGATCGCCAATGGCCGGGATGATGTACTGGCCTTCCAAGTCCTCGAGGCCGATCGACTTTCGAGTCGGCAAGTCCTTCAAAGGCGTGGCCGAGTAGGTCATCTCGTCGTAGGGCTTGCTCAACTTCTTGCCCAGGCCGATCGGGTGCCAGTAGCCTGCTGCTTTGGCCTCGGCTGCGCTCATGCGCGGAGCTTTTTCCGCACCGCGGAGCGCTTTGCTCACCGCCCTGGTCGCGCCGCCAACGACGGGCACCATGCCGATGCTCGAGAGGGCCATGCCCAGCTTGTCGCCCTCGCGCCTGGAGCGTTCGAAGTCACGCGCACTGAGGGCCGTGCCAACACCAGGCACAAAACCCGCGCCGATGTCGGTCGCGACATCAGCCAGGTCTTGATCTTCGGGCGTATCAAACGAAACGAACTTCTGCGCCCTGCTGCGCAGCGCGTCAATGAGTGCTGATGCGTCCATCTCTCACCTCACTGCAAAGTCAGCGTGTATTGAGTGGTCTCGTACAGGCGCAAGATCTCATCGATCGTGTTCTGCAGCGATGTCTCGTCCTTTTCGCAGATCTGATAGCGGTACATCTCGATCCACTCAGCGCGAAACGCGATTAGGTCGCGAATATCGTCGTCGTTGCCGTCCTCGCGCTTGATGGCCATGCGCCCGCCGTAGTAGCCCTGGTACTGCTCGACAAAACCGTCGATTAGCTCGAGCAGAGAGTCGTAAAACTCGTTCAGCGCCTTGTGCTCGGCGTAGCTCTTGGTCTTCCAGTGCGCGATGTGCGCAGCGTCACGGTCAAATAACGCCTTGCTGACAAATTCTTCTGCTTTGTTCATGTGTTACCTCACTGCATTGGGGGCAGGCCGTTGGTGGCCGGCGGCATTTGGGGCGCTGCGGGTGGCAGCTGTGGCTGAGGCTGCAAAACGCCCATCGCACGCAGCTGGGCCTCTTTGCCAAGCGCGTCCATTTGCGTGTCTTTGGCCTTGGCCATGCGCTGTGCGGCGCCGGCCTGCTTTTCGGCCACCTCGGCCTCTTGCAAGGGGTTGGGCTGGGGCTGGGGAGCGCCCTGCTGCTTGAGTGCACCGATCGCCTGGTCGAGAACGCTCTCGATCTGGGTCGAGACGCGGAACTTGGAGACGCTCCACTGAAGCAGAGACATCAAAACGGGAGCCGCGGCAGGGACAGACTGGGCCATCGGCGCCACCTGGGAGATGAACGCGCCCAGGCCCTGCATGAACTGCACAGCTGCGTCACGTTCTGCGGCCCAGTCGAGGGCGGCCATCGAGTCGGCCTCGATGTTGATGCGGTACTCGTTCATTTCCTCGTCTTTGAGGAGCTGAACGGCCTGCATGGCCAGCGGTGCATCGGGCGTGCGCTCGATGTTGCTGCGCTTGATGATCGTCTCGGGCTGGAAGTGCTTGCAGATGATCTCGGCCTTGATGCGCAAGGCCTGCGTGATCCAGTCAGCGATGTAGAACTGCTTGAGCTGCACGCGTGTCGAGCCAAACTGAGCTTTGATCTGCTGGGCAGCCGCGGTCTCAGAGGCCTTTGAGCTGCCGCGCATGATGTCGGAGACGCCCAGCACCTCGTATATCTGCACGACCTTGTCCTGGCGGTACTGGCGCAGGTGGTCGATGGCGTTGACGACCTCAGCGATCGGAATCCAGTCCACTTGGCCCTTGATGCCGCCCTTCTCAGCGAACATCGCCCAGTTATCGACTGGGATCATCTGGTTCTCAGCGCCCTGGTTGAACACGCGCTGGATGCCCTCGGCGCTTTTGTCGTACACACCGACGACCTTGGCCGCACGTGTGAGCCAGGTGATGCGGGTGTTGATCTCGTCCAGCTCCTCGAACTGGTCCTGGGCAAAGATGTAGTCGGCCCGAGGCATGAAGTTGCTCGAGGTGACGTTCGCGGCCAGGGGCTTGGGGCAGGGGAAGAAACCGTCCAGGCCCAGTGGGTCGTCTTTGACGTCCAAAATGACGTCGCAGCTCTTGGCGTACCAGTAGACCTTGCGGTTTTCCTTGCACCAGATCTCGAAGACCTCGGCCTTGTTCCAGGGATCGTGCTTCGGTGACTGGTCGTTGACCTGGTCCTTCTTGCTGTAGTTGCCAAGGGGCACCTGCGCAGCGATCGCCTCGCCAAAGCGGGCCACCAGCTGGTCTTTCGTCATGAAAACGCGACGCGCAACCCAGCGGATCTCATGCCAAGTGCGAGCTGGGCTGTAAAAAAAGTCTTCCCAATAGATGTAGTCGCAGGGCGCGTCTTCGTTGACGATGCGCTCTGCCTCTTGGGCGGGGCTCAACTCTTGGCCAAACTCGTCAAAGACAGCGGGGATCTCGTAGGGCTCAGTCGTCACCTCGTATCTGAGCCAGATCTGACCCTCGCCGACGACAAGCCAGTCCTCGATGCCCTGACGCACAGCCGAGTCCCAGGCAGAGACGTTGTCGTCGAAGGCGCGATTGAGCAGGCGCTGCAGGATCGTGCCCGACACACGGGCGACGTCGTCGTCGTAGTCCTGGAACGAACGCGCCACGTCGGCTTTCGGTGGCCGGGCGTAGAGCATGGACAGCAGAACCTGCATCGTTGACCAGAACAGGTTGACCTTGCTCTCGTCTTTGGCATACGCGTCGCGCTTGTCCAGGTAGCGCTGCGTGATGCGGTTCGCGTCCTGGTGAAACTTCAGCAGCTCCTGCTGCGAAGCCTGAATCTCGGTCTGCCACTTCTGGGCCAGACCGTTTGGCGTATTAGCGAAGTCGCTTTCGCTCGTAATTGATGCGCTTGTACTCATCATCCAACCCTTCCAGACTGCACCGGCTGGCAGTCCCAAATGTCATTAAGTGCAAAGGCGTAGCTCGCGCCACCTTTGGGCAGTGATGAGATTGTAGTAACACGGCTAGATTTCCTCGACGTCGGACGCGAAGCAAGGGCCAGGTATCTGAACGAGTCCGACGCGTGCGAGTGCTGGTCGTGCTTGGGCCGGTTGCGGTAGGTCTGCGTCTTCTCGTCCCACTCGCGCATGTAGGCACGCAGGTGCTCGACGCCCTCGTAGGTCGCCTGCTCGTCAAAGTAGCAGTGCGGGATGATCATCCGCGCGGCCTCGATGCCGTCTTGCAAGCTCATCTCAGGCACAAGGTTGGGCCGGATGCCGTTGGCCAGGAACTGCTCGATGATCGACTTGCCGGTCTGCAGCGACTTTGCGCGGGCGTCGTGTGGCAGGAAGATGCCCCGCGGGTTGACCAGGTACGGGCGGGACTTGACCCAGTCGATGTAGTGCTGGATCGGCTGGTTGTCGTCCTCCATGAACTCGACAATGCGCAGCCCGTCCATGGTCTCCTGCCAGCCCCACCAGGAGCAGCTGTCGGTGTAGCCCAAGTCAGCGACCAGGTTCACAGGGAACGCCTTGTCCACTGGGTACAGGCCGATGCGGCCATCGTTGTAGGCCTCACCGATCTGCTTGGCGAAGTAGGCGCCAGGCACGGCAGCGTCGAACGAGCACTCGTACTCAACGAGGAAGGAGTCCTCGGTCATCTGGGCCTTGGCGTCGCGCAATTCATCGGGGTGGATGATTCCGGTCTTGGACGCGGGCAGCTCGAGCAGGAGGTGGGTCTCTGGGTTCATCCGCGCTTCTTCGCGCAGGTTCCAGAACATGTTCTTGCCCGCGGGCGTGCCGGCGAAGATGGCCCAGCCGCGGCGGTCTGACAGGGCTGGACGCAAAACCTTGTACCAGGCGC